ATATCATGGCGCATGCGTCTTGTCAAGTGTTATTTGATATTTATTTTTTTTATTTTTTACTTGATTTTAGTCTGGGGTTATGGTATAATGGTCGTCGGAAAATTTTACGTTTTTTAGGTACCATATTCGGGGGTAAAGCCCCCCACTTCCTCCTAGGTATATCTCTATAAGAACAAAAAATAAAAACAGGGTAAAATGAGCGGAATCAAAACATCTCAGACACCCCGCTACGGTCAAAAAAAATAAAATTTTGTCCCGAACTGGTCGAAAAACTTAAGGGACTCCTATCCAAATCCCAGGGACTCCTAAATAATAATATGGAAACAATAATACAAATTTTAGTCGACTACGGGGTGTTGGGACTCTGGGTCATGTTCAGCATCGTACGGGAGAAGAACCTGATGCAAAGGATGGACGACCAGCAACGAAGGTTCCAATCTGAAAGAATAGACATGCATAGGGAAAGGACGCGGTGGCACAGGATACTCGGGCGAAAATTAAGCGATAATACATTTATGGAAGTCCAGGATGACTAAATACATGTGATATGGAACCCTTAACCCCAGAAGAAGCACTCGAGATACTAAACAAGGAAGCTGACAAAATCGTTGACAAGAAAAAGAACGGAAACGGAAATGGTAATGGAAATGGCAACGGTCATGACGATGCAGACAGAGCAGCTAAGGAAGCCGCACTACTAGGTTCGACTAAAGAGGCTATCGCATTACGTAAAGCGGAAATCACCGGCGAAATTAAACTTCGTCAAGCCGAGCTAAAAGGAAGTATTGATACAATCAAAGCTAAAGAAAGCGCAAAAGAAAAAGCCGGAAAACACCTTGCTGTTTTTGGAGCACTGTATTTGTGTATGATGGTTTTGGCATTTTTGGGTTCTGTAACCTTTATACCACAAGATAACCTGGCTATTGTAGCTACGTTAATTACACTTGTTGTAACCAGTCTTTCTGGTATTCTAAAAGGAATCTCTGATACGCCGGAGCCTAAAGACCCCGTCGAGCTCATGCATGATATTGTGCAAAAACAGTTATTGATTAGTGATAAGGAAAACAAGTGAAACCAAAGAACCAATCGCGACTTGCATTCCTCGCGTCTTTTATTATAATTATTTTTTTGCTGTCATGGTGTGACTGGACGCCGGTAACTGCTGGCGCAACAGGTCCTAAAGCTATCCTTTTAACGGCTGACGACTCTAAATAAGTATATGGGTAAAGAATTCAAAGCGAATCACAAGAGGTTAGTTCCACCAGAACCACCTCCAAGCAACAGTCTCCGGATGTTCGACCTGAACAACCCGGATATTGATTTGTTTAATATGGTTGATGATGAGCTTATTAGAATGTCAGGTTCTGAGATGTATGTTTACAAATACGAGGTTGATGAGAACTTCGATGACGTCTACGGAGAAAACCGCGTTAAGGCTATTCGCCAACAACCAATTTTGGTTGAAGGTCATTATGACCCACGCGCATTCGAAGAGAACCTGACCGAGTTTGGGATAGAGATGAGCAACGACCAGTTGTTCACTTTTAATAAGTCGTATATCGAAACCAAACTTGGTCGTCCCTTAATTGCGGGCGATATTATACAACCACGCTTTCAGAACGTCTATTACGACGTATACGAAGTCCAGCAAGACGGTTTTGAAGTGTATGGCGTGTATCACCTTGTGGCGTCTGCGAAGGTACTACGCGACAAGCCAGAGATACTCACAGACTCAGGCGGTCAACAGGAAGCCGATATATACGACCCTCAAGACTGGGGTTAAACCTAACTAGGTTTGTGTGGGGTTACCTTAGCTCAGGTCCCGCCATCTTTCTTCGCATGAGGATGAAGTTTACCATGAATACGCTTCTTGCGTTTTCCTAATTTAGTTTTATCTTCATCGACGCTAGGGGAAACAGGACCGTCAAGCCCGCCCATACCGTATACTTCTTCTGAGTACATTGAATCACGCTGTTCTTTAGAATAAGCTTTCTTATCCATTTCCCTAGGGTCTAAGTACCCACCCTCCGGCTCTGCGCACATCTTAGCGAGGTCATAAAGGTTCATCTCTTTTTTAAGAGAGCCTTTTTTATCTCTTTTTTTCATTTTGCCGGCGAGCCAGTTTTTATCCTTATTCGATACTACCCAAGCATTTTCAAAGCTTCTACCGTCAGAGCCTTTTCCTGCGCCCTGGACAACATATGTCTCGTCTAGGAGATTGCGTACTACTCCGTCAAGTTTACCTCTAGGGATAGGCTTAGAAACGCCCTCCGTCTTAGTTCTGCGAGCTGTGTCTAAAGCAATAGCAATAGCTTGGTCTTTTTTACGACCCTCCCTACTCAACTTCTTAATATTAGAGGAAATTGTTTTTTTGGAGTTGCCGGGCTTAAGTGGCATTATTACATTTGGTCAGCGGCTCGCATACGAGTACCCATTTCGGCTTTTTCATTACCTGCTACATTTTTAGCTTGCCTTGGGGTTAGTTTTTTATGAGGACGAGCTTCTGCTGATGCGGTAGCTTTGCGAACAGGCTTTGCTGTTCCACGCTTTTGTGCTAATGGTTCAAAAGCTTCTTTCTCTAAATCTTTTTTATCACCTCCCATAGGACCGAGTGAGTCTCTCCAAGCTTTTGCTTTCTTCTCTCTATCAGCCACTATCTTTTTAAATTCTGGGCTATCTGGATGATAAACCTTTTCTCCTTTACTGTTGGTGGTCCATCCTTGCCCCGCGGCTTCTTTTTTCAGAGCCGCTTTCTCTTTCTTGGAGACAATCTTCTCATCACGCTTCTTAGCCATCTTCTTGAAAGTCTTGGCTAGAGCTTTAGCGCGACCGGTACAACCAGGCTTAGTAATCGGAGTACATTTACCTTCGGTTCCACGACGCTCGATATCTTTCTCAGCACCTTGAATCCAGTTGGGGTCTTTTGCGTCTGTCATAGAATTGTAAACCTTTTCGTTTCCTGGGTTTTCTGTATTTCCACGCTGAGAATTGTAATTGCTCATACTAGCAACCTTGTTGTTAAGGTTTTGCTTAACAGGAAGCACATCGTCATCCTTAAGTAATTTAGCGTTACCCACCTTCTTGGCTTTGGCTCGTTTAGCTGCTTCTTTAGCTGCGGCTTTTGTACCTCCTTTGATTCCTTTTTCAGGATAACCTTTTTTAGCTCCTTCTTTAAGTATTACTTTACCTCCAAACATAGAGTCTGAAATAACAGGATAAGATTTTGGTTCAGCAGGTCTAGCCATGCGTGACTCAGTAATGGTTCCAACTTTCTTCATAACTTTATATACTCAGGACGGAAATAAGAACTATATAATTATGTAAACTTAAATTATGGCACCAATCCCAGCACCTTCCCCTACCTCTCTCACCGGCTACTCCGCACCGAACTCTGCTGCAGGTGGAGGTAACCAGTTTCAAGCCAGTGGTCCGTGTTCAGGAACCGCATGGACTCACACTCAAGACCTGACTATCTTCTACGAGGTTGTTACTATACCTCAAAATGCAGGTACTTGGTTACCAAGTACTACTAATGTAAGCGCTTTAAAACTTACAGTAATGGGCAACGCAGAAGATTCTTTAGATTTCTTCGCTACTAGCTCTGTGTCTGGGGCAAGTGGATGTGCTACTGCAGCCGACGCAAGACAAGCACACGTATTGTCCATGTCCTCAACTACTACCACTGTAGGTTTGGGTACCGCTGGCGCGATTTACACCTTATCGGGAGGATACGAAAGACGCTGGTCACAAACTGGCGACGTAAACCAGGTAGATAACCGAATGATGGTAAATGGATATTTTGAGATTAACGGTCTTCCAGATGGTTGGTGGTACAACTCCACTTTATCGAATAACGTTGCACGTCAGATTATCGCTAGAGTATGTAACGGAGGTCTTCGTTATAGCAACGATGGGACGTCTCCCCCTGAGACAGCGCACAAATGGGATTTAATGAAGTTCAGTTTGATGGACGCCTAATCTAACAAGACAATATAAAAAACCCAGGAGGCTTTCACTTCCTGGGTTTAGTCTTTTTACGGGGACCATCCCAAAGAACAAATATATCTTTTAGCCAAATAACATAACAGATTCAGCCTCTTTAGCTTTAGGGATAGTTACACTCAGTAACCCATTCTCATAAGACACTTTAGCTTTCTTAGTATCATATTGCTCGTCTACTTTAATAGAGAAATCAACATTTTTGTTGCTAATTCCGTGATGCAATACACAACGAGTATCGTCTACCTTATCTTTTAAGGCGCGCACAGTAAAAGAATTTTTACCACCCACGACCGTGATTTCCTTATTGCGGTAACCGGCAAGAGCGAACTCGAAATGTAAGCTGTTTTGGTCTTCCGATAAAAAACAGTTACTAACTGGATACTTCGGCAATCTGCAAGTGTCTTTTACTTGCTGTGGTTGAGGTTCATCGAACCCCCATTGTAACTCATTGAAGAGCTTATCAAAATGTGTAAAGTAATGATTCATAATTTTTATTCCTCCTTTCGGCAGGTTATAGAAGACTAATTAATTTTTTTGTTATGTCCT